ACATTTGGAGTTATCACGACTAAGCACCAACGAGTCAACTGGTCAGCAATGGAAAATCTACACAAAAGAAAGCCAAAATAAAGCGTTATTTGAACTTAATAAAGATGTGATTGAACAAAGTGTAAAGGCGAGTAATATAAAGCCTTTAAAAGTGGCTAAAATTAAGCCAAATGGCAACAAAGTGCTAAAGGTAACATACACAGATACACATATCGGTATGCATATTAAAAATGATTTGTATGATAGTGGCAAATGGGGTAAGGAAGAACTGGAAGAAACGCTTAAAGAAATAGTTAGCCAGGTTAATATGGATTTTGATGGGCATTCAAAAATAGTCGTACAAGAACTTGGTGATTTTTGCGATGGCTACAATTCAGAAACCACAAGAGGAGGACACAAATTGCCACAGAATATGGATAACGTAGAATGCTTCCAAGTAGCTTCAAGTTTTAAAATTCGTTTAGCATCATCATTGGCAACATTAGGTGTGCCATTGGAATTTCACAGCATAGTTAACGACAATCACGCAGGTGACTTTGGGCATATAGTTAATCTTCAAGTAAAAGAGGTTTTAAAGTACTTGCTGCCAGAAGTTGAGTACAACATACACGAGCAGTTTATAAGCCATTACACGATAGATAATTGGGCATTTATCATCACACACGGAAAGGACAAGGAATTTAAGAAGTTTGGGTTTAAAGCACAGCTTGACCAGAAGGCAAAAGACCACATTCGTGCCTACATTGATAAGCACAATCTGCACAGCTTTAAAATCTGTTTTGAAAAGGGAGATAGTCACCAACTTATTAGAGATTCAAGTAATCCTAAATTTGAATATAACAGTTACTTTGCACTTAGTCCATCATCTGAATGGGTAAGCACCAATTTTGCAAAAGGTCGGAGAGGTTTTGCAATAGAGGAAATAGATGGCAAGATTAAATCATTTAAAAGCATAGAATTGTGAATTATAACAATGATTTTAAATATGATTTAAAAGTAGGACAAGTAAAAGAGCAGGAACTTGGCAAGATTTTTACAAATGCAAAGATTGAAGTAAAATATGATTTACAAGGATTGACAACTGGCAATGTATTTGTTGAATATGAGAGCAGAAATAAGCCAAGTGGATTAAGTACAACTCAAGCCGATTATTATTGTTTTGTTTTTGGAGATACTTGGCACTTAATAAAAACAGATTTATTAAAACAAAGGTGCAGAGAATTAATAAACACAAGACGAGATATAAGAGGTGGAGATATGAACACAAGCAAGGGTATATTATTGCCTATTAATAAACTATTTTAAAAGCATAGATTGTGATTAATAAAATAATGGACACATATCCACAACAAGAACTAATTAAAGCAGATGGATTTGATGATGCATTAATAGGCATAGATTGTCAAAGTATGCGTTTGATTTATTCAGCTAAAAAATGCATTGAAATACTAATGCGACATACAGATGAAGAAGATGCAAGGCTATTCTACCAAGAAGAAATAGCAAGTGCCTGGTTTGGAGATAGAACACCTATATTTTGTGAAGATTATTAAGATATAACTATGAGATATTTAACAGTATTACTTTTGTTTACCTTTACCTTTACCTTTAGTCAAAGTAAAAGGAATTTAAAATCTAATTTGAAGGCTTGTGAGGATGCCTTAGAGCAATGTTATTGCAATACTGGAGTAATTATGGACACCATTATAATATATAAGGGCAAACAAGCTGTAAAAATTAACAAGCAAAACCAAAAGACTGAACGACAAGCCAACGTGCAAAACACCAAAGTAGTAAAGAACGATAATAAGACAGAGGTAAAGACGGACAAGTTTTTAAACTTTATGCAAGGACTTACCAGGATAACAGCTTTACTTGTAGCTGGTGGGTTTATGGGTGGTGGTGTATTGCTTACCAAGTTTTTACAGATGTTGAAAACTAACACTAAAGCCTTTGCGTGGTTGCCGATATAGTGGGTTATATTTGAATTGTCTATAGTGGTGCAATGCCACGTTTTCATAATAGATTGTTTTGTTTTTTGGGCATTTTCTTCGGATTATGCCCATTTTATTTTTACTCATTATCAAGCAGTTACAAAGAAAACTAAAAAAAACTTTACTTTTTTAGGTACAAAATTTTTTTATTCGGAAAAAGGGTTTTATATTTGGGTATCGTTAACAACAAAACAAAACATTATGAAAAATTTAACTAAAACACAAATTCAAGAATTAGGATTAATTTATTTCTCAAGAAAAGACGCAATGTCAAAAGATGTTATAGAATGTGCTAAAACTGCAAAAGCTATGAGCATTTATTTAGGATGTGATTTTAAAGAAGGCATCGCAATTTTAAACGATATGCAATTAGCTGAAGAAAAGGCAATAAATTTACTCTTATCATAAAAAATAAAACGGAGGATGCCGAAAATCCGATACAATAGAGTAGGCACAAAAACAAAACTTAAAATTATGGAAACTTGGACAAACACATTTGGCGGCTTTATCAATAAGCTAACACAACGGAAAAAACTATTTGACCTACACCATCAAGATGGGGAAACTGTAGAAGGTAGCATCTACTATGAGGATAGTTTCCTTGAAGAAAAAGGCATCAGCATTTGCAAATATGACCTATGCAAATTTTTAGGCTTAGAAGTCTGCAAATATTACGGAGATGTTACTGTAATTGAAATGCACGACACCTTTAATTTTCACGATGGTTATGACCAAGAAGAACTACATACCTATCTTGGTGATTACCAATTTGAGCATAGAGATATTATTGATTATTTAACCGAAAAAAACCTACTATAATGCAAAGTTTATTCTTCTTATTATTGGCTTGTATTTCCTTATTCGTTATGGGAATGCAACACATAGAGAAAGGCACAATAAATAAAACCTTATTTGTGCATACAATCATCGCAATCATATTATTTTACTTAACATTTTTTAAAACAATTTAAAATGAAAAAATTATCTTATACAGATTTGCTTGGAATCTTAAAAGCCAAGCGCAAAGAGAAAGGATTGATTCAAAAGGACATAGCAGAACACCTGGAAAGCACGCCACAAAGTGTATTAAATTGGGAGCAAAACAAATTTGATATGCCCACAACTAAGATGATGCAATACGCAGAATTAGTAGGATTAGAACTTAAAATTTCGTAACTTTAAAAAGCAAAACAATGGAACAATTTAACGCACTTTACAGCCTATCGCAAAGGCTATTAAATGATAATAACATAACACAGCTGGTAGCTGTCTTTGAAGCAGAGGTAAAGCTGTGCAGCAGACACAAGCTAAGTAAGTTTGGAATGGGTGCAGACAACACCTTAAAAATGATTAACGGAACTAAACAAATAACTATAAAAATTAAGTAAAATGAAAGAAAATAATTTAGCACTAATTAGCGCAGAAGATTTAAGCCTGGTAGATGACAACAGCTTAAACGCAAACCAACTCGCACAGATACTAAAACGTACTCCTAAAGCGTATGTAAAGAAGCGACCAGCCAAAGGTGGAGGAACGTGGGATTATGTAAGTGGAGGATACGTTAAAAAGGTCTTAAATCTAATGTTTGGATGGGATTGGGATTTTGAGGTTTTAGAAGATAAGATTATGCACGATGAAGCCATTGTAAAAGGTCGGTTAACTTGCAGGTCAAATGGTCGCACTATCATTAAAACGCAATATGGAAATAAGGACATAATGTATAAGCGAGGAACAGATGCACAAGGTAATCGTGTGCCATTGTCTATTGGCAATGATTTAAAATCTGCTGCAACTGATTGTTTAAAAAAGTGCGCTGCTGAAATTGGAATAGCTGCCGACATTTATAATAAGGATGAGTTTAAGGAGATACAAGTTAAGGACTGGATTAAGGAGATAGACAAAGCCGAATCATCAGAGGAATTAGATATGATTTGGAGTGCTATGAGTGCCAAAGAGCAAACTAATTACCAGGAAGTAATTAATGAAAAACAAAAAAGCCTTAAATAATTCTTTTAATAGATTATCATTTTATATTTTTACATAAACAAAACAAAACAACTATGTTTGAAAAACACATTTTTAGAAGCCATTCGGTAGGCACGATTGTAAACGTACCGAAACCATTAACAGCTACACAAAGCGAAACGCTTACAGCTTATCGTGAACGTGCAAACGGAGAAGGCAAACCATTGACCGACAATCAGAAAAAGACTTGGCATTCATTAGAGCATAAGCACAATGAAAGCGAAACGTACAAGCTAAATGATACTGCTAAGAAGTACTTAAACGATTTAGTCTTTGAGAAGCGTACTGGTCGGAGGTCAAAACTTGAAAACAAGTATTTCACCAAAGGCATAGAAGCCGAGAAAGCTGGGCGAGATTTAACAAGTCGCATTCTTGGTTTACGATTAACAGAGGACAGAGAAAGAAAGCAAAATGATTGGGTAACTGGTTTGCGAGATGTTAAGAGTGATGACGTAATTATTGACATCAAATCGGCTTGGTCTTTTGAATCATTTAATAAGCACCTATTATCAAAGCCAAATGAAATGTATCTAAGACAATTAGATTGCTATATGGATTTATGGAACATCAAAGATAGTTTACTTGTTCACGTTCTCGTAGATACACCTGCAAAGTTAATTGATGATGAGATACAGCGAATGGATTGGAAATACAATATATCAGATTTAAGTGGTGACATACGAGATGAGTTTATTGGAGATGTAGTTGAGTTAGTAAGCAATCATATTTTTACTGGAAAAGGACTTGTAGATTATTGCACACAATCTTCAAACGTTCAGTTAAGTTGGTTTGATGATTTTATTGAATTGTCAGATGACCAAAGAATACATATGATTCCACATCCATTTGACCAGGTGCGAATAGAACAACGCAACGAGTGCATAAAGGTAGCACGAGAATATATGAACACAGTTAAGCCAATTAACAATATTATTAAATAACCAAAAAAAGAAAACAAAATTATGGGAACAATAACTAAAAAAGCTGTTGAATCAGCAAAAAGAACACTTGAACTTTACAAAAAACAAGTACTAAGGGAGTATGAGTACATACTTAATTTAGAACCATTATATGATGAAAACGTAACTATATCTGATTGTCCTAAAATGACTGTTAGGGTTAGGAATATTTTGTGTGCAGATACAAAATATGGTGGGTTTGGATTTAATATGGACACAAAGTTATCTCAATTAAGTGAAATATCAATGTCGGATTTTTTAAGTAAGCGAAATGTTGGTAAAAAATACCTTAATGATTTGATAAACATATTAGCACCTATTAATGTAATAATGAAAAAATAAAAAAAACAAAACTATGAGTACAGCACAAAATAATGCTTTCATTCAAGGAATAGAAAGTGGAAAATGGAACACAGACAAAGCAAGAGTTTATAGATTGCTTACAATTGAATCACAGACTTTGGAACAACTTAGAGTTAAGCTAAATAAAAAAGG